CTCGCCGACATGCGGAGGTTCGACTGGTCCACGCATCCGGTGCCTTCGCAGGTGAACATGCACCTCCCCGGGCGCGTCGTGGTCCTGCGCCGCACCGGCTCCGCGTCGTGGGTCGCGGAGACGCTGCCGACGCCGCTCGACCGCCCGATGATGGAGGCTTTCACCTTCCGCGCGACCGGGACAAAGCCCTTCGGCGAGACGCGCATCACGCGCACGGTGCGATACCTCGTGGACGAGGTTGAGCGCACGCTGCGCTACATGGCCGTGTCCTCAGCCATCTACGCCGTCCCGATGATCGCGGCGCTCGGGCTGACAGACGAGCAGTTCGACGCGATGGCTTCCAGCAAGTGGCTCCTGCGCGTCGGCTCGTGGTTCCTCTCCACGCGCGACGAGGACGGCAACCACCCCGATTTGGAGCAGTTCGCGGGCGCGTCGCCGCAGCCGTACATCGACGCGGTGATGGCATACGGCAAGCTGTTCAGCGGCGCGACCGGCGTGCCGCTCAACTCGCTCGGCATCGTGCAGGACAACCCGTCAAGCGCCGAGGCCATCGATTCGCAGCGCGAGGACATATGCGTGGCGGCGGAGGACTGCATAGACTCCAACCGCATCGCCATGCGCAACGTCGCGCTCATGGCCATGGCCGTGGCAGGGAACACCACGATTGACGGCCTCACCGACGAGCAGAGGTCGGTCATGCCACACTTCCGCAATCCCCGAACGCCGTCGCTGGCATCAACCGCCGACGCCATGGTGAAGATCGCGGGCGTGCTCGACGGATTCGCGCAGACGCGGGAGTTCCTGTACGGCGTCGGATTCGAGGCGGCGGACGTGGAGAGCATCATGTCGCAGCTGTCCACATCGCAGAACCGCCGCGCCCTTCTGTCCATCATGGGCGGCTCCGCCGCTTCCTCCACCTCCCCCTCCCAGGCGGTGGAGTAGCGCATGGCCGCGATACCGCGCGCCGCGCTCGACTACGTGAGCGAGCAGATAAACATGCTGTCTGCCGACGCCCGCGCTCGGGTGCTGCGCGTCCTCGAATCTATAGAGTGGACGCCCGGGAACATTGCGGAGTGCCGCGCCATCGTCGTGGATGCGCTTGAATCTGTCCTCCCCATGTACACATCCGCCGCAGCGCAGGCGAGCGCGGACCTATACGACGCGATACGTCAGGCGAGCGTGGGCGCGCCGCTGGGCGCTCAGGCATATTCGGGATACGACCCCGCCGCGACGAGCGGCGCGGTCCGCGCTTTCGTCCAGAAGATAGTGGACGGCAAGCCGGTGGAGACGTTCGACGGTCTGGTGCTGTCGCGCGTCGACTACGATCTGAGACGCGCCGCGAACTACTGCGTGACGGCGAACGGGGCCCGCGACCCGCTCAAGCCGAAGTACGCCCGCGTGCCGACCGGCGCGGAGACGTGCGACTTCTGCCTCATGCTCGCGTCGCGCGGCTTCGTCTACCACTCCGTGAGCAGCGCGGCAGTTGACCATACGCACGATTCATGCGATTGCCGCGTGGTCCCCGGCTTCCCCGGCGACGAGGTGGAGGGCTACGACACGCAGGAGATATACGACCGCTGGCAGGCGTCCATCGACGCCAAGGCCCGCGAGCGCGCCGAGCGCAACGGGACCAGCGAGTCGGAGGAGTACGCGAAGATCATGCAGGGATACGGCGGGGCCGCGCGCAACGCGAAGAGGCGCGGCAGGTCCAAGGCATGACGCGAAGCCCCGTGGGAGGGCATATGGAAGCGCGTAGCTGTCCGCGCTGGGCGGTAGACACTGCAACGCCGCCCGAATCCGGCAGTCTGGCGAGGGACGTTAGCACAGCGGTCAGGGCAGGCGGCTTATAACCGCCCGAGGGAGGTTCGACCCCTCCACGTCCCACCATCGATGGAACAGGCCCCGCACGGGGCTTCTTTCATATGCAGCCGTCCGCGAGGGCGGCTTTTTTCATGCCGACGCCCCGCACGGGGCATGGAAGCAGGCCCGCACGGGCCGGGAAGGGGTCACGAATGGCCGAGGAAAACGCTACCAACCAAGTAGCAAATCAGACCGGGGACGGCACGCAGGCCGCGCAGGCAGCGCAGTCGGTGGAGCAAGACACCGTATCGCGCGCCGACTACGAGAAGCTGCTGGCCGAGTCACGCAAGTGGGAGGCGCGCAGCAAGGCGAACGCCGAGGCTGCGAAGCGCCTAGCCGAGCTTGAGGACGCCAGCAAGACCGACGCCGAGAAGCTGGCCGACGCAACCAAGCGCGCAGAGGAAGCCGAGGCGAAGGTGGCCGACTACGAGCGACGCGCCGAGCGCGCCGGAATCGTGGCGGAGGTCGCCGCGAAGAAAGGCGTGGACGCCGAGTGGCTGGGCCGAATGGCGGGAGACACCGCCGAGGAGATTCAGGCCAACGCCGACTTCCTCGCGTCCAAGCTTTCCGGAGCGCCCATCTACCCGAGCGTGACCGACAACGGCCAGAAGAAGACCCCGGACAAGAAGAGCGCGCAGGACCAGTTCGGAGACTGGTTTGCGACTGTTTCCAACCGATAGGAGATGCAGATGGCATACGATACCGCCAAGCACGACATCAACCGCACCACCACGGGCATCAAGCTCCCGTCCGACGTGCTCGATGAGGTCTGGCAGAAGACCATCGAGGCGTCGTTCGTCATGAGCCACGCCCGCACCATGCAGGTACCCGGCACCGGCACCAACGTGAACATCATCACGGGCGACCCGACGCCCGCATGGGTCACCGAGTCCACCGAGAAGACCGTGAGCACCCCGACGTTCAGCAACAAGACGCTGACGCCCTACAAGCTCGCCGTCATCGTCCCGTTCACCGAGGAGTTCCGCCGCGACGTCCCGACGCTCTACGCCGCCATCGCCGCGCGCGTCCCCTCCGTGCTCGCCAAGACCTTCGATCAGACCGTGTTCTTCGGCACAGCCCCCGGCACGGGCTTCGACACCCTGTCCGGGGCCGATGGCGTCGACCTCGAGGCGGCTCCCGCGGACGCCATCAACGGCGCTCTGACCGACATCCTCGTGGAGGGCGGCACCGCGAACGCAATCGCGCTCGCCCCGCAGGGCTACGGCATCCTGACCGGCGCGAAGAACACCGACGGCTCCCTGACCTTCGGCGGCTCCTACAACCAGACCGGCAGCATCACGCCGTTCGGCCTGCCCGTCACCGTCACCAGCGCCGCCTACAAGGAAGGAAGCTCCGCCGCCAATACTGTGGGCTTCATCGGCGACTGGACCAAGGCCATCGTCGGCATGGTGCAGGACATCCGCGTGGACTACTCAGACCAGGCCACCATCAACGACGGCACCAAGCAGCTCAACCTGTGGCAGCGCAACATGTTCGCCCTGCGCTGCGAGATGGAGGTCGGCTTCATCGTGGAGAGCACCGACTACTTCAAGAAGTTCACCGACACCTATCAGGCTGGATAAGGAGGCGCGTATGCCGCGCATGATAGCGCCGTACACCGGCGTCGTGTTCGACGTGCATCCTGACAACGTGGAGAAGCGCATCGCGCGCGGCTTCGAGCTGCTGGAGACGTTCGAACGCATCGAGACGGATTCTGAGCCGGAACAGGAGCGCGACGAGCCGGAATCTAGCCAGGAGACGGTAGCGGAGAGCGCCGCTTCAGACGCCCCGAAGCCCACGGAGGACTCCACCATCGCTGAGATACGCGAGTGGGCGGCTGCTCATGGCGTCGAGCTTCCGAAGAGGGGCAACAAGGCTCAACTGCTCGCCGCTATCGGCTAGGGAGGTGGTCGAATGACGCCTTTCGCAACCGTCGAGGATTACGAGGCCCGCTACGGCGAGGTGGAGGACCGCGACAGGGTGGAGACGCTTCTGGGCGACGCCACCGCGTTCATAGCCGGATACCCGGGGTTCAAGCTGCTCGGACCCGGCGACGCCGGATACGACATGCAGTG